TGTTAGGTACTGGTTGGCGTAGCACAAGCCTTCAATGTATAGGCGAAAGGCGCTATTGCTTAGTGGCAGGATTTTTGGGTTGTTGGGAAGTGTGTCGTCTAATTTAATCCAAGTCATTTCAGCGTTGCCACCGACTTGATTGCCAAATTGAAAATAGAGTTAATCCATTCGGCATACGACTCAGGCTCTATCTCCTCAGGATTTACCAGTTTGCGCCTTGCTCGTTCCAGCGCATCCATGACCTCTAGGCGATATTCCTTATTGCCAGCCTTTACCATCTCGATAAAAGTTTGATCTTGCTCCCAAATGCGAAGCAGTTCTAATTCGTGGTGGCACTCTCGACCATCTCGGCACTTTTCCTCATGCACTTTTGTCACGATATTAGCCACGATCTGTGTAGGTGTAGTCACTTCTAACCCTTTCCACTTTTGAGGCTTCGATAACATCAGCAAAGGGTATGCCAGCGTTCTCAAAAGCATCTCGCAACCCGCCGACTCGCGGATTGTCAATGTTTCCGTTTTCAATCATTCGCCGTTCTTTAGCAGTTGTGCCACCCATAAACGCCCACCTATCTTTGTCGGCAAAAGCCCACATCAGACACTCTTGGCGAATCGGACAAGCAAAACACACCTTGCGAATCATCTGCCGATCAACTTTGATAGCTTCTAAGTTTTCATCCTCTTCAAAGAATAAATCTGTGGCAATTCCTCGGCAGTTAGCCTTCTTCCACTCGATCTCTTCCCAAGTTATTTTCCGGCGCAAGTTTTCCCCCAATATGAACAGTATTCTCGACAAAAGAAAGCGGCTGATCGTTCTGGCGCTGGTGGGGAAGTCATCGCCTTTACATCTGCTACCCATGCCCTAGCCTCATCAACAAGCTTCGGGTTGTAGTCATCTTCCCACGCAACAATGTCGCTCATCTTGCCATCACGCGGAATAAATACAAGACCCACTCGCTTGACAGGATACTTCTGAGCGATAAGGCTCGCGTAGATATTGACCTGCATTTTCTGTTGTTTGGTAGGCAGACCGCCTTTGGCAAGTTTTGCCAGCGTGACAGTTTTCCAGTCGTAAACAGTTTCAGCATTGCGTGAGTAGAAATCCACATGACCTTTGAAGTATTCATCCTCAAACGCTTCTTCAAGCAAGAAATCCTCGCCAAAGACATCGTAGGACTTGAGCGCTTCGTAGATCGAGTTGTGGATTGCCGTACCCATAATTGCGGCTAGAGATTCGGTGTTGGTGTTGCACTTAGGCGACTGGTTGAGAATGTGCCAAGCCTGAGCGCGACAACCCCCAACCGAACTAGCACCTAGCTCAACCTGCACCGAGCGATCTCGTTGTGAGTCGGCTTCTTTCAGCGCGACTTGTAAAGTTTTGACGATATCCATTAGTAGCCGCCTAAGCAGTTCTTGGATTTGGTGTGACGGCGATATTGCAGGGCATACATGGTCTTGGTTGGCGCAAATAGATCAACCTTGCAAGCACCGCAGTTGCCATACCACTCATCGGCTTGGAAGTCGTGGGTCATTGGTGCATCTCCGAGCGAATAAGAGCTGCAACTGAGCGAGCAATATCCACCTGCAACTGTATGCGCTTGGCGTTCTCCTTTGATGCCTTGACCGAGGCTTCAGCGTAGGCAAGTTCAGTATGTTCGGTTGCGTTATCAAGTAGCGCGTTATCCTCGCGTTCACCGACTGTATAGTTTTTGCCAGTAGGCGAGGAAAGTCCGGCGTACTTCATACGAGATTTTGCCATTGCAATCTCCAAGTGAGATTTTCTGACAAGGTATTGCTCATCAGCCGTAGCCAAATCTTTATAGGCTTCGTCATATTCCTTGCTGAGTGAGATGAGTCGTGCTTCAACTTCTGCTGGTGTAGCCATTACGCCACCAACACATACAAGACATAAAGCGGTGCAAAGAAAATTGTTCCCCAAAAGATCACGCGCACAAAGTCACGGATTACATAATAAGAAACTGGGTGCTTGGCGGTATCAACTGAGTCGTAGATAGTCATTACTTCTTCTCCAATACTGTTTTGCGGGCGGTGATAACTGCGTTGAGAGTCTTGCCGTTGATGACTACTGCAAGAAGTCCAGCATCTTTAGCACCTGTGTAGAAATCTTTAAGTTCCTCGATTGTTTCAATGGTTGGGATTTGATCGTACGCTTCCTTAGCGAGCGCAAGCAGTTCAGGTGAAACTTCTGGCTCTGCCTGACGGCGTTCAACCTTCTGCATCTCTTCGCGTGATGGGCGCTTGCCCTTAGCAGCAAAGCCACCATTAGCAAGTGCGCGACCTAGCGCAGAGGTTTCACAGTTCTCAACCCATGCATCACGATTGACACCAGAGTTTGATTTGATCTCTTCGGCAATACCGGTAGCGATTGGGTTTAAGTCATTGCGTTCTGCATAGATTGAAGCGATCATCAAGATAGATGATTCGGTCTTTTCTAGCACCTGTGTTTGAGTGCGACCTGTTGGGTACTTCTCCCAAAAGCGCTCAAGGCGTGTTTCTACTGTCTCATAATTGTCTAGGTTGTAAGCCATAGCCGTTCCTTCGTTCAGGTATGCCCCTGTTGGCATTGGCTCAACTGTAAGGCAAGGCGTAAGGCAAAAGCAAGGACATTTTGTAAGTTTCTTTTTAGGCTATTCTTTACCCATGATAAGCGTAATGGTCAGGTACGAGGAACTAGAGGTTGAAATCCAAGCAAGCGACCACTACCCCGACCAAGTGACCGATTACTGCAATCGCGTGGGCAAGCTATTTGAGGAATCACTACAAACCTTAAGGCGAGCTGGCTTTGCCCTTGAAGCCGATTTGCCAGATGAAGAAGAAACTCTATAATTCTACTCCCCCTTCAGTCGGACATTACCCCAGAGAAATTCTGGGGTTTTTGTCTTTGCGCGCCAAAATCTAAAAAAAATTTTCAATTTCCACCCTTACGGGTGTTAGAAGCCGCCTTTTCTTTTATTACATATTCCGTGTGACGGGCGCACATTTGCTGGGCTATCCTCTCCACCTTTAGCCAAGGGAATTACATGGTCAAGTTGCAAACCCATTTCCCATCCTTCAATACCGCATTTGCGAGGAAGGCTAAGGTCAATAGGTAAAGAGCATAGATGGCAAATAGCGCCATAAAGGTCAAGTATTTGCTGAGTAGTATATTTTTCAGCATGAGCGCTCATTTTGCGCGCCCTACGCCGATGCTTAGCCCTAATACTGGCTTCCCGACCATTTTCCGTATAAGAGTATTCTCGCCCTTTAATTTTGCGTTGTTTCTGAATTTCAGGGCGAGAGCGATATTTTGTACGAGCCTTCTCGTTAATTTCTTTAATACGCTCAGGGTTTTTAGCAGTCCATTGAGCAACCCATACGCGATTAGCTTCTTTGCACAAATCGCATGGTTGATTTTTTAATCTTAAATGTCTGTTGTATCCAGACCTTGTGCCGCAATGAGCAATTCTGCTAGGTTTAGCCATGTACGAACTCCTTATTAGTTTGTGCCAGCCTTGGGGTGTTAGTCGCACCGCCAAGGCATTATCATAGCATCAATCTAAAAAGACCTGATATTGAGCCGTAGTCCGACCTTTGATCGGGTCAATAAAATGTAAGCGTTGTGATGGGATTCCGCTAACCGCCATAGAATCGCGGGCGTACCTGTTGTCCGATTCAGTTGAACCAGTCCAGAATATGTTGCCATCCTGAGCGCTTAGAGGTTCTTGAGCAAAACGGTGATAGTGCCCTAGAAAAATATCGGTGAACGGCCACTTATAGGCTCCTGCTTTCCAACGGTTACCAGCAGCTTGCCAAGCGCTAGGAGAGGCAAAGCCTGATCTACCTACTTCATCTCCGTGCATTAAGAGCGCTCGATAATTGCCAATCTCAACGCGCTGAATATCCTCTGGGCAATCTTCCCATGTCAGGCGCTTTTCCCCAGCGAGAATCTTTCTGGCGAACTGATAGCACATACGATCAAAGTTATCCGCTTTAGGGACATGATCTCGCTTGCTACCAATTCTGCCGTGATTTCCCCACTCGGCGACAACTGTTACCTTGTCAAAATTAGCGAGAAAGTAGCGAACGAAGTCCACCATAAGGAACGACACGATGTCCCATTGCTCAAATAGCGTGGCATCTACTTCCCAAAGTTGTGCGGGATAATTAAAAAGGCCTTCAATCATGTCGCCACCGAACATAATCACCACATCATTAACGGGGTGATCGTGGCGCTGAATCTCAGTAATCTTCACGCATTTCTCGGCAAACTGCATAACCCGCTTCTTCATCACCTCAGAGTTGTAAGTGGTGGTGATCTTGGAGCCTTGCCAGTCAGTAGCGTGAACGAGAGCTACCTCTGCCTTAGCCTTAGCCTTCGTTAGATTTGGCTTAGGTACTGGCGGGATTGCGCCCATAGAGAGCGTTGCATCATAAGCTGCTTGAAGTACCAACTCGCCTAACTGTTGGTCGCGGTCTTTGATCTTGGCTAACTGCTTCTGCGCGTTCAGTAAGGCTTTGCGTAAATCGGTGACCTGCGGGTCAGCCTCTTCTTTAATTTTCTTGAGATCGTCAGCGAGGCTCATAGGTAGCACCTGCATTGCTTAGCGCGGTGGGTTTGTAGTTGTGATGAAGTCACCAATATGTTGTGCGACTTGAGATAACTAAAGAGCGCCACATTGGTAATAGTGCGATCTTCCAGCGCATCTTGAAATGCCTTTAAGTCTTTACCAGTCAGCGTGTCCATGTAGGTTTTCACACTACAAGGTCTGCCGCCTACTCCGATCTTGCCCCTCAACTGTTGAAGGTCTGTTGCTAAGTCCATGTTGCCCCCTTTGTCAAATAAATCTTACATTATGAAACGAAATAAAGTGCGTAACAAAACGAAAAAAACCCCGCAACCTTTTTAGGGGCTACGGGGTTTTTATTATTAAGTTTTTTTGACTCTTTGTGCGATTGCCTCAGCCATCTGGACCGAGAACGCAAACTTAGCACATCATTTAATCAATCCACTATTTATCTTGATGACTTCAGCAACATCTGTGCCTTCTGGCTTGTATGGGTCTTTAGGAATACCAATTGGCTCGGGAACGCCAGACCCTTCCATATTGGCAAGGTAGGGAGTTTGGATATGCGATTCGGGTACAACATTCGGGTTTGCTTGCTCGTTGTGCGACACCAACCCACCAGTAATAAATCCAATGGCGATATAGGCAAGGTGCGCTGGGTCGTGCTGAAAGCCTGTTGCCGCCCATGTGCTAAATGCGCCAGTCATAGCGATTGCGAGCTGCTTGGCATCAAGTATGTGAAATCTAAAGTGCTTCATAGCGAACCTTTAAGCTCATCGTAAATAATCTGAGGAAGTGCGCCCGTGACCTTGATACCTTGCTTTGCCTCGTACTTGACGAGAGCAGCTTGAGTCTGGGTGTTCATCGTTCCCGTGACATAGGTAGTCGGAAGTAACCCCGCCTTGAGCAGAGCCTTCTCAACTGCCATAACAGCATCGCTCTTTTGACCTAGGTTAAACGCGGTGGTATCGGTGGGAAATGGGGGAGCCACGAATACAGTCTGGGCAGGTGTTGTAGCCGTTGGCGTAGTGGTCATTAAACCGCCGTGAATTGCCCCTGTAACGCCCGCAACCGCCGTTCCCGTTGCGCCAACCGCAGCAGTAGCCTTCTTGCTTGTAATGCCCTTTTGCGCGGGTTTTAGGGCTACTTGGTAGCGTGGTCTGACAATGGCGGCTACATAGAAGTAAGGGCGGTGGACTCTAAAGCATCCGCTTTCGTGAACCGAGTCATTTGGGTTGCCTGTGTTGAACCCAATGGTAGTCAATCCGTCAGGGCTTGCCGCTTCTACGATCTCGACATGATCTACAACGCCATCCGAGTTCCAGTCAAAGAAGACCAGATCGCCGGGTTGCCCTTGATACTTATTGACTACTAAGCCTTGGCGTTGAAACCAAGGCAGAGCAGCAGGGTTGTAGGCAAATCCTTTAGGGGTTTGAGCAGCTACAAGGCTAGATAGACCGACCTGAGCAAAACACCAACTCACACCCATAGCGCAGTAGGGAGCATTAGGAATCCCATACCAATCGCCATAAGGGTTCTCATCTTGCGCGCCAGCGTGAAAGCCGATCTGACTTCTAGCGACATTGAGAACATCAAGTGCGGTAGCCATCTTTTGCCTTTCTATAAAAAAAGACCCCCGTTTCCGAGGGTCTAATGCACTTGCCCCAAGTGCGGGGTAAAACTTACTTGGTTGCTTCTGCTTGAACCAACTTTGTCGCATCTGCTACTACGGCAGAAACAACTGGTGCGGTAAGAGTTGCAGGAGCGCCTGTGGCTTCGTCAATTTGATTGACAAGCGAAGCAGGGTTAATGCGAGCAAGAACTGGTGCGACTAGGCCGCCGACCAATGCCTTGATAGCGATAACCTTGAATGTGTCGTGCGGTGCAAGTTCATGCGTAGCAAGACCAGCAGCAAGGATGCCGTACACATAGTGTTCGGCAAGAGCCTTTTCCTTGGTTGTAAAATGATAATTAAACTTCTTGGTTGCCATTTTCTACCTTTCCCTTGGTTTACTAAAGTGGCTATGTGCTAAACTTTAGGTATGAGAAAATCTACCATACCTAAGTTTCATTGTGAGCGTTGCAATACAGAATACAAAGCGCGTGGTCATTGGCGCACTCGACCAAATCGGTACTGCTCCAATACTTGCCGAGTAGCAGCTTTGAACGAATTGCCCAAATGGAATAAAGGCAATCAATCTCGCAGATTAAGCGAAAAAGGTTATATTCGTATTTTGGTTGATGGTAAGGCAAAAATGGAACATCGGGTTGTCATGGAAAACATGATAAATCGCCCTTTAACCTCAGTTGAGCGCGTTCATCATCTTAACGGTGATCGAACTGACAACCGACCTGAGAATTTAGTTTTGTGCGCTACTCAGGCTGAGCATTTGAAGAAATGGCATCCTGATCTGGTGAAGAATCTGGGTCGCGCTTTGAAATCAAGTTCTTAACAAATTTCTCTGCTTCCCAGTCGGAAGCGGCAGCGTGGTGTACGCCCCCAACGCCTCTATGATGGCGTTCGCAGTACCAAATCAAGTTAGCACCTGACTCAACCCAAGCCCCAACTGACTCAGGGTCAGACACGCCCGGATAGTCCACTTCCAGCCACTTCAAGTTTACGCCGTTTTGGAGTGAGAACTCAATGTGAGAATGATGAAGCTCTAATCCGCCATCGCACTCAGAGAAATCTGAACGATGTTCTCCGATAGCGCACTTGGCGGTGTCTTTGGTTCGCTCGCGGTAGGCATTAAAGTCTTTATAGTGCGGGTCAGTTTCGCGTGGTTCGTGAGCAGGGTAATGCACCACATACGAGTTAGTAATCTTTTGATCGTGACCATCAGTCATTTTTTTCCTCTAGTAAATCCTGTAAGTGTTCAATCTCTTGTTTCTCAAGTTTCAGGATGTGTCGAATAATCATGGCATCGCGCTTGGTCTGTCCGATCATTGCAATACCAATCATCAACTCAACAAGAACGGCTAGATAGGAAGCCAATAGTTGCCAATGAATATATGAGTGGTTGTCGCGGAACCAAGTAGGCTTAAGCCACCATACAAAACTGCCGATAGACCAAAAGCCTACAAACCACCAGTTGCGGATAATGCCCTGAATTTTCCAAGATACTTGCTCGCCAAAAGTTAAAACATCCTGAGTGTCTGGGTGAATGTATTTTCTTTTGAACATTTACTCTCCATCTGGGAATTTGTCTTTAGGGTCAATCCAGCGAATTGCGATTGGCAGAAACGCGGCTAATGCAGCCTGTATAAGCAAGCCCGGCTTAATTAAATCCTTGGCGTGTAAGACAAGCTCAAAAGTAATAAAGGTTTCAAACCAAGCGCCCGCGAGTGTGCGCCATTTGTTCATTCGCCAATTTTGGCTTTCATAACTTCAACATCAACCTTGATACATTGCTGGTTTTCAATGAGCGAATCAACCTTGTTAATCAGCCCAGTCTTGCCATCGTTGTAGAGAGCGTATTCAACTCGGCGCATACGAGAATCCATCTGGTGAAAGTGCCTAATCAACCATCCAATACCGCCCAAAATCATTGCCGCAACTGTGGTGTAGTAATAAATTGCGCCAGAGAAGTTTGCTTGGTTGGTAAGTACATCGCTAGTAGATTTTAGCATTTTTGCGCCGTTTCAGGTTGTGGGGTTAGATTCCTTTTGGCCCTTCAACATTTGGCGTTGTCGCCGTAGTTGTTGGTTCAATAGGTTTAGGTCGAGTCAAAGAATCAATCGTGGCTTTAAGAACGGCGATTGTCTGCGCTTGTTCTGCTACCTGATCTTTAAGGTGTTTGAGAATGTCCTCAATTTGTAGATGATGTTCCAGTTCCATTTGCGCCTTCTAACTTTGCTAGTCGTGCTTCGTGGGATTGCAATAGCGGAATGAGAGCAACTGCTACGCGGTCATAGTTTACCGAATCTGGCTGACCTTCTTCATTTTTGTTCATAAGCAAATCAGCAAGAACAGGTATCTCCGCGATCTCTTCGGCAATAAGTCCAAGGATGCGAGGCAAGCCATCAGTAGAACCGCCCTGAGCATCTGCCGCACCTTTGTCAATAAAAGATTTAGGAGATAAAGCAAGGATAGATTGCAAAGGAATTGCCTGAAGCTCAACATCTAGCTTGTAACGCAAAGATGAGGATGATCGAGCAAGCAAACCGCTAGATGAGTTTATGTAAGCGTTAGCCGAGGATGTTGTGGTTGCGTAACCAGAGTTGTAGAAATAAGCCTGAGCCGTCATTGTGCTTCCGGCGGTAATAGTGCTTGAAGTGACAATAGATGCGCTGCTTGAAATCTGCCCGCTTGAAGAGTTGATGCTTAGACCGCCACCAGTTAAAGCATAGGAAGTAAGAGAGAAACCGCCAATGGTTCCGTTTGATGAGTAAATGCTTCCAGTAAATGAACCTGATGTTGCGGTGATTGTTCCTGTAATTGTTGCGCCCGTACAGGTCAATAAACCTGTTGAGCCATCAACATAGAAGTTTCCACCAATGTTCAAGGTTGAGCCAGTAATGGAAGAGCCTGTGATGCTTCCCTTGAAAGAAGCTGCTCCCGTTGAGGCAACAATGGCAAATGTGGCAGAACCGCCAGAATCGTAGCCAGCGATGCCAGCCGAGTTCATTACTACACGCGCACCACTTGAAGCGGATGAACCTGAGTAAACAGTAATTCCGTTTGTAGAAATTGCCGTCATCTGGTTGCTTGAATTGACGATTGTTGATGCGCTTGGTTGAAGCGAACCGATAGCAGCTGCATAAGCAGTTGCGGCATTGGCAAGTGCGGTAGTTGCTTGAGCCTCTGCGGTGGTCGCCTGAGTAGATGCGCTTTGAGCAGTAGTCATCGCTTGATCGGGCGCAGACTCTAGTTTGCGGATGCGTTGGTTGATCGTGCTGAAGTAATCGTAGAGATTAGCGGGAATGTTTGTATATGCCATTAGAGAGTTACAATCCAAGAAGTGCCTTGATTATAGACGGCGCGAGATAATGAAACTGTCACTCTGCTTGCTCCATCCTCGCCGGGTTCTACGCTGATAGACCCAATGCGCCATTCTGAATAATCGTAACCTGCGGGAAACAGATCATCAATAATAACCAAACGAGCAAAATCTCCGACTTTGTAAGTTCCCAAATATGGGTCGTTGTATGGCGGAAGAACAACTTGCACAACTTCAGGAGCTGAAATAACTGGGTTACCTGTAAGTGGGTGAGTGATACCCGTGCGAGCGTTAAGTTGTCCAGCGTTAGTAGCACCGAGAAGGCTTGAATCCTCAATATCAATGAAGCTAGCGATATCTTCCAAAATAGCAGCGTTACCGCTTGTTGAGTTAATGCTGCCAGCAGGGTCGTATGAGTATTGGTTGTCTAATGCCAAAGCAATGATTTTGTTGGCGTTCTTGCCATAGCCAAGTCCCCAAAGAGCGTTAGCCGCGCTAGTAGCATCTTGATTGTAAATATACTCAACAAGATTGCCGGGAAATTGAAAGACCGCAGTAGTCGTTGCGCTGCTCGGAATATACATTGTGAAGTGCTTGACTGGGCGACCCGATGAATCGTATGTGTAAGTAATCACAAAGTCGAAATACGGATTGCCTGACGATGAATCTAAACCATCTGATAAGTCTTTAACTGCTTGATAAACCTCTTTGAGTTCATAGTCAAAGTAGGTACGAGTTACAGAGTAACCAGAAGTTGTTGAGCTAGACTGCAAGCCGATATTGCCTTTGACCGTGCCACCTTGGTTTGGAAAAGTCACGCTTTGAGCGTAATTGACAATGAGGTCGTTGGCGATTGAGCAAATGTCGCCTGTGTAGTTGATTGAGGTAGGCGTTGGAGATGTGCCGTAATAAGTAGTGTTGAGAGGCGTGATCTTACGGCGCTTGAAATACGAGAGCATTTCTTGACCCGTAATCTTGAGAATCTGAGTCGTTGAGTCATACTCGCGCAACCAGATAACGCCACCCCAAATAATTTTTCCGCCATAGTCCACATAAAGGCAAGTCTGTCCGGGGTTGGTTCCGCTAAAGACATTAAGTTTTGCAGCATCCAAACCTGACAAAAGAAGCTCGCCAGTAAAGGAACCAATGCTGTTGAGTTGAGTGTCGAAGCTGACGGCAGTTAAAGGCAACTCGGCAAGGATGGAATTGGGCGTAGTCCCACTTTGATAAAGCGCGGTTGTGAAATAACGAAAATCAGACATAAGCGTTAGTGTAACTGATTGACATACTGCCAGCGCTGATCGTAAAGGTATTGCTGCTAACAGGCGCAAGTTGTAGCCAGCCAGTTGAGGTTGTCATTATCCCGCGATTAGGGTTGCCATTTTGAGTAATGGTGCGTTGAAGCAAATCAATCACAACAGTTGTTCCGCTAGTTGCGCTAAAACTCATTGAGTTACTGTTTGAGTCGGTGATAGTGAAACCGCCGGGGTTGCTGGCAACGGTGATAACAGGGCAAGAAATAGCCCACCCGCTATTTGTCATAGCAACAGATGTGCCAGATGAAGTCGTGTAAGGATAATCGTAGTAGCGAGGGTCTGGGAAAAAGAACTCAACGCTGGTCTGAATGTAGCCATAGGCAAAATCTGGGTCAATGGATGTTTGTATATTGCGAACGCGACCATACATAACCTTTAGCCCGATAGATGACGACAACTCAAATTGAAACGCGCCAAGAGCTGACGGCGTACCTAGTTGCTGAGGATAGAGGTTTGTCTGTAACTGGTTGTAGTAATACTGGGCGTTGTGAGATGAGTCGCCAAGAATAACCATGTCAATTGTGACAGTTCTGCCATCGTAGAAATCACGACCTGAATACTGTCCATCGGTATAACCGCGAATGTCATCTTGAACGCGCAAAGGCGCAAGTCCAGCAAGACCATCTATATTTGTGACTGTATAGGTTGTGCCTGAGCCAAAGATGAAACCATTAAAAGCAAATTGAAACGGGTTAAGGCTTGATACGAAGGTTGCCATTATTTCTTAACCACCACTTTCGTAGTACCCGCCGAGCCTGTAATTCCTTTAACAACTGCTCCGGTGTCGGTTGTAATTGTAAGCGTAAGCGCTCCACCGCCACCCATCATACCTGCTTTTTGCTGAGCAAGACTTGGGGCTTTTGGCTTTGCAGTCTTAGTTGAAGAGATCAGCAAAGGCGATTTACCGCTATTGATATTTGCAGGTTTCGGTATGCTAAGAGTAGGAAGTCCCGCAATTTTTGTACCCGATGATTGAAAACTTTTAGCCAATTTAGTTCCCGGCGCTACACCATCTGTTGATGAATCACCCTGTCCAAAAATGTTCTTAAAGCTTAGATAAGTGGCTCCCGCAATTCCAAGAGCAGCCATTCCAGCGTAAACGCTAGTTCCACCAGTAGCAAGCGCTTCGGCAATATCTACGCCAATCAAGGTATCGCGCAATGCAACGAAAGCATCTTTAATAACACCGATGGCAGTAATCAATCCAGCAACTTTAGGAACTGCCCAAATAACGGCTAAAGCGGCAATAAGGCTTTCAAACAATCCCTTGTTATCGCTAATCCATTTGCCTAGCGCTTTAAGATCAGGCAAACCTTTGTTAATAATCCAGTCAGTTAATTTATTGAATGTTGGTAATAGCGCTGTTCCTAGCTTCTCTTCCAACGCAACAAATTGAGCAGTTAAAACTTTCCAAGGGTCAGATTTAGCAGCAGCGGCAGCCGCTCCCTTGGTTCTATCCTCAATCATCTTAGTAATTGTGGCCAGATCAGCGCCTTTAGGAATTGTCTTACCAATAGCCAAGCCAAGATCAGCAAGACCGCGAGCCTGACCCATTGTTGCGCGAGATACTGTGTCGGCAGCAGCGGCAAGTGATTCATTCTTGAAAGCAGCAAGATCAGCAACTACGCCAAGATTGGCTACGGCGGTAGCAGGGTTTCGAGTTGCAGCCGTCATCATTGCTAATGCTTCGTTTGTGTCAGAAGCGCTAAACCCAAACTTGACCATAGCATCTTGCGCGTTGTTCATATAAGGAACAAATGCTGCAAAACTTACGCCAGTATTTTTAACCGCAGTTTGAAGTTTGGCTTGAGATTCCTGAACGCCAAGCGCTGCTTTAATGCTAACTGCGCCAACAGTTCCAAGAACTCCGGCGATACCAAGCAAGGCAGTACCAGCAAACTTAGAGGCTTTGGTCATTACATCAATGGAACCGCCAGCCTTAAGAGCCTTGACTTCCATCTTGTCAAGCTCGCCATTGACCATTTGCATCTGAGCAATAGCCTTAGTTGCATTGGCTTGGATTTCAAGTATGACTGGTGGTAGAAACTCTGCCATGTGCTTTCCTTCCTAGCCTAGATATTTTCTGACAATAGCCATCGCTTCGCGTTGGAACTTCTGTAATGCTGGTTTCATATATGGAAAATGCTGACCATCGTGCCAAGTAGGTGCGCCACCTAATTCAACGGCGCGTGAGTAAATCATTGTTGGACCGACCTCGGCTGAGTAACGAGCAAATCCTTCTTGGGCTTTCTTGCCTGTGATAGATCGGCGTAGGTTACCTGTGCGGTTCATTGGTGGTTCGCCAGATGTAGCCTTTTGGCCTTTAGGTCGGCGACCCTTAATTTCCTCTTGCGAGAGTTGAATGAGTCGAGCCATCATCTCATCGCGGGCTTTCATAACGCTCACATCAACATCGGTTAATTTTTTGTCAATAGCCTTTTTAACCGTGTAAATGTTAGTTGTTATCATTTTCAACCTGTCTGACTACGCTATGAATGGACACAAGCCAATCAACCAAAGCTGCTGGTTGCTCATCGGTTTCGGTGATAGTCCAGCCGAACTCTTTAGCGCAGACATAGTAGAAATACTCTTGGTCTGGGTAGTTAAGAGTTTCTTCTCTGCGATTACCTTCCAACACCCACTTTAGGCGTTGGAGTCGGCGAAAGGGCTATCAGGGTTCGCTTCTGTTTCTGGTGTTTCAGCGAGCGCGGGGAATAGTGAATTTTGAGCAGTTGCTACTTCTGCCGCAATAGCATCGTAGTCAGCCATAGTCAGTTCGCCCAAAGAGGTAAGAACAACTGATGGGATAATCAAATCAAATGACCACGCCGAGATAAGAACTGCCATAAGTCCATCGAGCATAGACATTGTTTGCAGTAAGCCTTCTTGACCTTGTGCCGCAGCTAGTACCTTGTTGCGATCTTTAACGCGCAACTCACTAGGGTCACGCAAAGTTACGGTGTTACCGCTTGGGAGTGTAATTGTTTTAGCCATGATTTCCTTCCTGCTTGCCTTCGCTGGTTAGGGTATAGCCGGGGGGAAGGCGGCCCCGGCTATACAGTTTTCTCCCTGTTACTGGTATGTGCCAGAAGGGAAAGCGTTTTGTAGAGTGAACTTTACAGGTGAGTAGCCACCAGTTGCACCAACATCTGTTGAGTTACCAAGACCCTCAATATCAACTGTGACTTCTACATACTCTGCGGTGCGATCAATCGCGCCAGTTACATAAGCACCCTTTGAGAGAGTGAATTGGAACTCGGTAGCAGTTGCACCTGAACCTGTTGAGAAGTTCACGGTGATTGCTGGCTGAGTGTTTGTGATGTAGCGAGTAAGTTCGGTGTCATCTTGCATAACGAAGGTCATCTTGCCCTTAGCGGTTAGGCTGCCAAGGAATACTTGGTAAGGGTTCTGTGTGTTAGAAACACCCCAGATGGCCTCAGACTTGCGAGAAAGATCAAGAGTACCTGTGCGAAGGTATCCGACCTGAGTACCACCGATTGACACGGTTCCTGTCCATACCTGAGTAGGTAGAACGCTGGTAAAAGAAGGTGTTGGCGCGGTTGTTGTGGTTGATGGGAAACCCATTGCCTTAGCGGTGTATTCCAACATTCCGTCAGCGTTGAAGGTCAAGCCAAGGTCTGTGATCTGGCAGCCCGGATAGTAACGAGTGTTTGCGCCATAGAAGTCGGTGATTGTCAAAGCCTTTGGCTGAGCATCTGTGCTTGTTCCGACTGTGTTCTTGAGAGAAATTACATGGGTGTAAGGAGCGCCTGAGCCAGAAGTAACTACATCGCCAAGAACGCCCGCAACCCAGAATCCGATGGTGTCAGCAAATACAGGGCCATTAAAATCTACTGTTGTGTTACGGCGACCTTGAACATAGTTGTAGTTCTCAACAAGTGAGCCACGAATACCTGTGTCGTAAAGAGGCGCGATGACATCAACTGGCTTAAAGCTATTGAGTGTGATTGGTACGAAGTTGGTTGCGGCTACCGCAGTACCTTTGGTTGTTTCAAGCGCAACACCAAGGTAACTCTTGACGGAATTTTGGGCTAGTGTCATTCTTCATCTCCTACTGTTGGCTTGGTTGTTTTAACTGGTACTACATTATGTGCCTTGAAATCTGCTGGCGCTTCAAATACATCGCCCGGCTTTACTACGGTTGCGATTGAGGGGAAGGTAACTTCGTACTCTCCCGTGTATTTATGTTTAGCCATGATGCTCCTTATGCTTGAATCATTTGGGTAACGGTAAAACGAAGTGATGCCCATGTTTCGGTAGATGTGCCGTCATTGGATACAGGCTCGCCGTAGGAAACATCAATCGCTGGCTCTGCGCCTTGCCATACGAGGTTGCTTGATGGGTCGCCGAAAGTGTGATCTGAGCGCAACTTTTCTTTGAGGTTGTCAATCGTTAGGTCAAAGTCATCCATAGCATCTTGCGAGTCGCGCTCCATAGAATGATGAAACACCTGAATTACAACGGTGTAATCAACCTGCTTGATTCCAGATGTAGCTCCACCGATAGCCAAGCGGGTTTCGCGCTCTGACTCGATATGGATAACTGCGGCAGCGCGAGATTGCTGAGAAGGCAAGGCATTGACGGCAAAGTCAATACGCTTAGGAAACGAGGTAAAAACCTGATTCAAGCCTTGAACATTTGGCTGACCGATGAAGTTTGCGAGAACCGACCGAACGGCTTGACGACCTACTAGAGCCATTATCTAATCCTGCGATAAGGAGCAAGTAGGTTTTGAGCAATCTTGATCTCTGTGCCAAGACCTTGTGCGCCTTCAACTGCCTGTGAAGCGCGAGAGGCAACGCTCATCACCATTGAGTTATCGCCACGAACTTTGAGCATTGAGGTAGTTACCAAGATGGCAGCTTCCTTGATTGCTGGCGGTAGCGCTGAGATAGATACGCCGTTAGCGTGAGAGTATGCAAGAGGCGCAACGAGTGGGACTGTGGTTGAGCCAAAGGTATAGGTGCTGGCGACTGTGACAAACTCTGAATCAAAGCCATCGTAAATCTTGAGTGTTAGCCCTGCGGTGATTCCTGTGCCATCTGTAACTGTGAGGCTTGATTGCCCTGCGGTAGCCGTGTTAATAAGGGTGTTGGCGTAGCCGTTTACATAGGTGTACTTGAGGAACACTTCTTGGCGAGGCGTTGTTGGGAAGCCAAATTGAAGTGGCCCCTGATTTGTGTACGAAGTTGAAAGCATTGAGTAAGGAAAGATAACCTGCGAATCCTCAATCCATGCAATCGAGCAATCGGCAACTGTTGTCATCTGATAGTTAGGGTTGCCGTAAGCAAATGAGGTCAGCGCGATAATTGGGTTATAGCGAGGATGAAAGCGGATTGTGCCATCGTCACGGATACGGGAGCGTTGTTGCTCGGTTTCGGTGGTTGCTGCGAGGACTTGGTTGCAGTATGTATCAATCCATGAGCTTGCGCGAGCAATGACATTGGCTAGTTCCGCATCTTGAACATCTGGGTCTTGTGAATTCCATACGAGGTTATCGAGATCAATCGCGGTAGGCGCGTTCTTGTACTCGGTAAGCGTGAGGTAAGGTGTGGAGAACTGGTGAGTTGTACCTGAGTAAGCATTAGCCATTTATCTCTCCGCACTTTGAGCATTTTTTGAAGAATGAGCCGAAACCGCAGTTTTTGCAGTTAAAGCCCACGCTTGATGGGTTAGCGATAACGCCAGCAGTTCCAGCGATACCTAAGCCTTCTTTTTTGAGTTGTTTAGCCAACTTAGGGTCATTAACGGTGAATGTTCCATCTCTGCCAGCCCTGAGTGTCTTAACACCATCTTTTGTTTCAACACCAATGGATTTCATTCCTTGTGGTGGGATAAATCTTGTCATGCGCCCTCTCCTTTAATAAGACAAGGCGCACCCGAAGATGCGCCTTGCTTAGTGTTCTTATGATTATGCAGATGCGATTCCTGAAACGATACCTGACCAAGCTGGTGCTTGTGCCATGAATGTTCCACGGAAGTATGTGCTGAAATCGTATGAGAACTGTGTGACAGGCCATTGGATACCCATGTAATCCTGTACATTGTAAACAGCCCAGCAATCGCTAACCTCTGTGTCAGGGATTGGAAGGGTGTAAGACATAACAGGAGATACGCCCTGTGGCAACCATGGGTGAACTGTGATGTCCACTAGCTTGCCTGTAACTTCGTTGTAAAGTCCACCAATTGTTGCGCCACCGACATAGTCGCCAGCATCAGTTTGGGTGAGGTTCAAACGATAGTTTGCAGTAGAGCCGTTCTTGATTGCATCTGACAACTGCTTGCGGTCTGAACCGTTGATGAGGATTTCATCTGGGTCAGCCTTAACATTGTTGTAGAGGTTGTAGAAAACGGTCTGGTATTCAGAACCCGGATTAGAGGTTGAGAACTGAGCGTTGATGTTGTTGTTGTATCCACCAGCAGAACCGAGAAGTGTAGGAATGATTCCGTCATAACCAGTTGCGTAAGCAGATGTGTCGCCTGTGATTGTTGAAGCGAGAACACCTGTGGTGTTGAATACAAGGTTGTTGTTTGTTGTCTGTGTTGAAGCAGCACCCTGAAGTGTTGCAGTCAAGCCTGTGAAGCGACCAACGAAGTGAGCGTTAGCTGCACCTGTGGTTGTTCCGACATAAACATTGTAACCAAGTGCGCCAGTTACAGGTGTTACTGTGATGGTAAGAACCTGTGAACCAGATGAGGTTGTTGCGGTCTGAACTGTTGAAAGAACAGATTGTCCAAATGAACCAGCATCAGCAGTTACATAGACATAGAAGGCTTGGCTTGAAGCCAAAGCGGTCTGTGTGCCAGAAGCGTTTACTGCTGCAACTGAAACTGTTGGAGCTGAGAGAGCGCCTGAGTAACCTGTAGCGGTACCGCGAGCCATGAGGAGCATACGCTCTTCCATGAGCATTGTTGCGTAAAGGGTAGAAGTTGATGACAACTGGCGAAGGTCTTGGAATCCAAGGCCAGAGAAGTTAGCATCGAAGCTGACAGAGTCAGATAGTGAGTAGGTGTTGTATGGAAGGATTAGATCATCAGCAGCATAACTGATCTTTGGGCCACGCTCGTAGTTGATTGAACCAAAAGTTGCAGTTGATGTTTCTGTGATTCCCGGCCAGATGTTTCCGACTCCACCAGTACCTGTACCTGTGTAACCGAGGATACGCTTTACACGGTGAGAAGTACCGACACCCTTTTTACGGGCGATCTTGTTGCGAAGTGGTGTTGGGCGAGGTGTCAAGAGCTTTGCAGGTGCTTCGAGGTCGAAGGCTGCGAAAGATGATGACAATGGAGATGTAAGGCTGATGTCCTTGACGATATCTGCTTGTGACTGGCGTTGTGCAGCGAGAGCAGAGTTAAGTGAGTTAAGAGCATCTGGTGTGATTGACTTGTTAGCTGCGAGAGCCTCAAGTTGTGCTGTTGCATCTACTGAAGCAGATACGCCGGGAGCGTTTGTAGAAGTAGAAAGTGACTTTCCGAGAACTTCTACATACTCTTCCATGCGCAATGCCGATGTCTTGGCATCGTTAGCATCTGCAAACAGGTCTGTTGCTTTAGGCATTTGGGCCATGTTTGGTTATTCCTTTTCTGTGGTTGAGGCTTGAGCCTTGGCAATAAATTCGTTTGCCAAGTCCTTGTAGCCTTTTGCGAGAATTTGATCTGTTGCTGCGGCTGCTTTTGCAGAATACTGCGCTGCCTTAACAAGGAGATCGTTAGCTTGGGTTTTACCTGCTGCAATCGCTGAGCGCTTTGGCCCACCTGCGACTGCTGCTGATTTAGCCTGTGCGAGTTCGGTTTCAAGCTCTGCTGCCTTGCTCTCTGCTGCCTCAATCGCAGCCTTAGCAAGCACAACTTCTGCTTTCACAGATTCCGTAACCATTGACACGGCCTTTTCAATGATGGTCTGTACGACTTCATCACTAAGCAGGGTTTTCTCTGCTGATTCCTCAGCAGAAACTTCTTCTGTCGCTACTTCTTCGGTAGCAACTTCTTCTGCAACCTCTTCGGCAGCAGGAACTTCGTCACCCTCAACAGACTTAACGCTTCCGCCAAGTTGCTCAGGTGTAACGATTGTGGCAGTTGATACATTTGCTTGAACTGGGATTTGACCCGGTGCGGTGACATCTGGAACGGTGGTTAGACCGTGAGATTGACCAACTTGGTTGCATCCGCATTGTAGGCATTTCTCAACTGTTGCTGACTTGTCTGCGCCTGTGTGATGTGACTTGCACATCTTGTCATCGCATCCACCGTCAGACTTACAAGACTTGCAGCCATCACAATCGCATCCGGCGGTTGTGTCAGGCTCTTTTACCGTGTCAGCCGCAGCAGACAACTCGATTGATTCTGGCATTGTTTCTCCCTCTTGTTGTTCTCCCTCGTACCAAGCCATAAGGTGATTAGCCACCTCGACCAGTTGTCCAAGAGAATAGGTTTCATCTTCTCCATCGCCCATTTCGCCAGCCTCAACCTGAATAAGTTGAGCAATAGCTCGGCGGGCAACTTCAAAGGCATCTTGGTCGAACTTCACGCTATCTGGGGTAATTCCCTTGAGCGCCTTTCCGACATTCCATTCCTCAGGCAGAACATCAAGCGCGTGTAGTGCGCGAGCGCGGCGGATGATGTGCTTCTTAACTGCGGATGGATTCTTAGCGCGACCGAAGGCTTGAATAGCGTTCTTGAGGTCGCTGACATTTGCGATTGGGTATGAGCCATCTGGCATCGCTGCACCGCGAGCTGCAAGGGTTTGGCGCTCCTTATCGGAAACCTCACGCTTAAAGAGATCGCTTGGAAGTGGTGCTGAGTATTCGTGCAACTCTTCAACCTGAACGAGTGTGGACTCGCCATCTACGCTCTTAGCCATGATGAGTTTGGCAGATGGGTTAGCAGGGCGATCTACGAGTGAAACCTCGATGATCTGACCGTCAATAATGCGACCATTAGCAGCCTTGGTGTCGCGTACAACGCGAGGGGCTTTGATGCCTATTGAGAAGCCTTTAAGAACGCCCGCTTCGACTTTCTTAACGCTATCACGATCAACAACATGAGCGCGGATATAATGACCATCTTCCTTAGCTTCATATTCTTTGGCTACTCCTGCCGCAATTGATGAGTGCATTTCGCGGATGTTTCCGCCGGACTTGAACCATTGAGGCATAGCGGTTGAGAGCCATGCGGCATCGCAGATTTGATTGTCAAGGTCAAGGGTTTCATCCGTTGCCTTGCCGTAAACCATAAGTGAGCCGTCATCTTGTTTTTCAGCCTTGATGATTGCTGCATACGAGGTTGCGAAATCGTTGTTC